ACCCCACTGAGCTTTGACAGTATACACACCATCTTTTAGTGAGATCGATATGTTTCTATAACCAAAGGAAATCATTCTCTGTTTGATAGCATCTTCTGGACTATTTCCTGGAGCGCCGGCGATTCCTCCAACAACATCTTTCTTTCGAGGGCCAGAAAGCTCTTGAAAGTTATAGCCCTCATGGACAAAAGACTCTTTCATCTTATCTACACTATCGATATACTCACTCTCTGCAATTTTCGATCCGGGTGTTGGCTTATATCCATCCCAACATCGCTCGGTGACTGAGGCTTCGTGTAAGAATCTGCTAAATTTTTTCATACTCGTGTATCCTACAAATCTCAATTATGCTATGCCCAGTCTTTCTCTTGAGTTGCGTTAGCTCTGCTAAATTCTAGTCTATCAACCAGTTTATATGCTTTACCTATCTTATCAACGGCAACAAATCCTTCTGGTGAGGTGACTTTGTATCCATCTGGCGTTTCTAAAAACGTACCTATTGAATTGACCTTTCTCAGCTTGTTCAAGAACACACCTTTTATATCAGATATGAGAGCTGACACCAAGAAGATGTTTGTCAGATCAGTCTCATACTGCTTTAAGAATGTTGTGAGTTGTTTGAGCTGTTGCTCTTTGCCTTGTTTGCCTTTATCTGTTTTCAACTTTTCTATCTCATCGGCAAACTTATCTCGTATGAATTGTACAAGTCCCGAAGCATACTTTTTAGTGCCTGATATGTTTTCTCCGGCTCTGACTTTCGAGTTGACGTACAATTTAATGTTCGCCTGAATTTTTGAATCGCCGATCAATAGAGCAACTCGTTTTGCATCGAGAGTTTTAACTAATGATGCCAAACTGTCTATTCGTGTTGCTACATAATCAGATTCGGCTTGGGTTAGTGTAGACGCTCCAGAAGTGTCTCTAAATGTGGCATCAGTGACCCAAACTTTATTAGACTTCAGTCCAGAAACATCTGCTCCGAAAGATGCTTTTAGTTCCGAGATGCTTTTCCCACTATATGTTGTGTGAAATACTATACCCAAAGTTGCGGCGCTTATTGTTGCCCCAAGTGAGGACTCTGCTGGCACTGCATATCGTATTGTATTTGGCTTAAACGATATGTATTCTTCACCCTCATACTCCATTGTTTGAATACTTGAGCGAAGAAAGAGTAAGTCGCCTTGCATGATATTTTTTATACCTAGCGAAGGTAGGTTCTCGATACACAATTTCAGTTTTTCTGCCAGTTCACCCTCATAGTATTTGTCAACATCAGATTTTGTGTATATTAGTTTGGCGTCTTTGTTAAAAACGCTCTTCGTGCCAACAAAGAACTTACCATTTTCTGGATTGATTCCACAAATAACGGCAGGGGCGCCGTCCCACTTAACAGTAACATTAACAGAAGATTTGGAAGAGCCAAGAAGCATCGACTTCAGCCCTTTGAGAAAAGACACGGCAGAGCGAGCTCCCGGAACACCCTCATTAAAAATGCTATCTTCGAGATGTTCGAGATGTGTATTTTTGCCGGATGCTTCTGTTAAGTATTGTCTAAATGTTTTCATTGGCTGTTCATCAACTCACACAACCAAGTATTTATCTGATGTGGGTTGCTATGTAATTCAATACAAGAGCTACTATTAGAGATAGAAAAGCCAAAAACAACCTGCTGTTTCCAAAATTACTACTCATAGTTTCGCACAATCGTTTCACTAACAATCTTTCTGGCTAAAGGATTTGCAGATATGCCACGGTGGGCAGATACAACATCAACCTTATACTCTTTATACAATTCAAATAATATGGGGGCCGAAGAGTTCGACTGCATCCACTTAACATCTATATTAGTAAGAGAATCGCAGAAAGACTTTAGGTCTTTCTGATCCTTCATTGTAAATCCATCTTTACTATACTGAGTGAATGATGATGTAACAGACAAAGGAATGTATGGAGGATCTAAGTAAACAAACACATTTCTTCCCAGATTCACTAGCGACTGTACTTCAGCATATACAGAATCATATGAACGTGGTTGTATAAAGACTCCATGTTGATTCAGAACTTGATGACAAGCAGAGATATTCTCTTCATCAACAATCTTTGGGTTTGGGTAGTGTCCGAAAGGTACGTTAAACTCTCCGCTAGAATTAACTCGATATAGACCATTAAAGCAGGTCTTGTTCAAGTAAATGAATCGGGCAGCTTTTTGTATGGGAGACCAATTCCATTTGTAGTCGGCATCTCTATCAGCATCACGAATTTGCTGAAAGTGTTCTTCGGTATTCTTGTGTTTTGCCAACTCTTTAATTAGAAGATTAGGACTAGAGCGGATGGCTTGATATGCAGTAATAAGCTCTTCGTTTTTATCACTCAAATATGCTTGCTCTATTCTGCTTGCTAGATGAAAGAATAAGGCGCCGCCACCTAAAAACGGCTCAAAATAGACATCAATCTTTTCAGGAAGTCTAGCTTCAAGCTCAGGGAGTAGCTGTCTTTTTCCGCCCAGCCATTTAACGAAAGGTTTGGCAGATAAAGTCTCTTGGTGTTTATCAGAACTTAAAGTCATCGAAGCCACTCTTCTCTCTACGCTCGGCTTTCATGTTTGAGCCGAATTTACTCTTATCAAACACAGAGCTATCATCAGTTTTGAGATCGGTATTGACAAGCTCAGATTGTGCCGAGTCATCCAAATCAAACAACTTCATTTTGGACCGATCTATTCCCAAAACAAATCTCTTCAGCGAATTGATGTCATTATATCGGTTCTTTAGCTGCTTAACAAGTATTTGTCCCATTTGCTCAAGCTCTTCTGTTGTGGAAAGAGCAATCATAAAATCTGCGGTTGCGGGAAGTCCGAAAGACTCGGATGTATTTTCTAATCCAATATCACTCGATGTATATCCAGCACGATTAGTTTGGGTTGCTGTCCATATTGGAACATTACACTCAACTGCAAGTCCTCGTAATTCTTCTGCAATACTCTTGATATAGGTATATGAGTTCACGTTGTTTGTGCTTGTGATTCTCGATGATGCTGCGATGTTAAGGTAGTCAACAAAGATTACATCAGGCAAAAAATTCTTTTTGAGAGCAAGCTCGTTCAAAAGAGCACGAAAATGTGATGTAGTTGCTGTGGCTGTAGGATACTCTTTGACAATCAATCTACCTAACGTCTTGCTTTTAATAGCATCAATCTTCTTATCGTACATATCTTTTGAAATGCTCTGTAAGTCAGATAGAGATATGTTTAATAGATTGGCATCGATTCTTTCTGCAATTCTCTCTTCTGCCATCTCAAGAGTAATGTATAGAACATTTTTGCCGCTCATGAAATAGCTTCCGGCCATGTGACACAATGCGAGCGATTTACCAACCGCAGTTCCTGCTAAGATGACGTTGAGTGTTTTTCTTGGCACACCATTCTTGGTGATCTTGTTCATACATTCGAGATCAAACGGCAACTTCTCTTCTACTTTGTGATAGAAAGAATATCGGGCGTCCATATCATCAAGATAGCTGTGTCCCACATTAGGATCGAACGATACTGCGAGAGCATCAGTAAGCATCTTAGGAATGTTACCACGACTGAACTTACTCTTCTTATCATCAGCAATCTTGATGCTGTTTAAGAGTGCATTGTAAATTGCTCTATCTTTACACCACTCTTCTGTCTGCTCTAGCAGCCAGGTATCGTCAGCTTTCGTATTCTCAAACGAAGTGATCATGTCTTTTACCGATGACTCAACTTCGGAATTTAGCTTGTCATCTTTCGATATTGCAATGAGAAGAGCCTCTTTGCTAGGACGAGACTGATATTTCAATATGAAATCCGAAATCTTATCGAACGCAACCTTCTCCGATAGATCGGAAAAATAATCAGACTTTAAGAATGGCAGTACTCGTCTGGAGTATGCCTCATTGTATATTAGGTTTTTCAATATCAGAACTTCTACTCTATCGCTTATCATCTTTTACCAACTCGATGAACATTTTGCCATCATTATTTTTTGCACTTTCGCCATGTGTGTCTATTATATCAATAAGTATCTGTGCAAGCAACTTATCCATCTCAATACTTACCGAATTAGGAAAGGTTACACCTCGTAGGTGATCTGGAACATAAATTATTTCCGTCTGAAATGAAATTCTAGGCTCTGCATTTTCAGTCTTTGGTTCTGCCGGGCCGAACTCTCCGTAAGTGTATAAGATTCCATTGAATGGCGCACACTTGGGCAGAAGTTCTACGACCCATTTCTTTGCGTCATTAGGATCAAAAACAATTCTGTACTTATCTTTAATGTGCGTCACTGAGTAAGTCCTCAACAATATCTTCAGTTTCTAGGCCGCCAGTTCCATAGCTATATTCTTTCTGTGCTGCTACGTCTATCTTGGCAAGAACCTCTTCTGTGAAAAACTTCTGCGGATTGTTTATGATCTGCTTCTCGAAGTATGTCTTGCCATCACCAACGTCAATTTTTGTAGCCATCTTCTTAAAGATCCCATGCTCTAGCGCAAGATCAATAAGTCCATAGTAACGGTCAAGTCCCTTATCATACGATAGCATAACACTGGCTTGTGTATTCTCTTTAGTCAATCGAGACTTCAAGTTCTTACAACGAATGAATATGCCCGTTACGTTGCCTTCCGAATCCTTATTCTTGGACTTTGAAAGGGCGATGATGTTGTTAGCAGCATACTTGAGTCCACCTCCCCCTCCCATTTCTTTCGTAGGAAACATACCCATTGTCTGATATACATGGTTCGTAACAAGAAGAGGAATCTTTGCTTTACTTAACTTGAGTGTGAGAACTCTAAATGCAGCTTTAATCTCTGCTGTGCGAGTCATATCTTTCACTTCTTTGCCGGTGCCAGAATCGTTCATCTCTTTTGTTGTAGAAAGCATACCTAGAGAATCGAGAACTAGCATGAGCGGTCTTCGATCTTTTTCAGGTGTGTTCAGATGATTCTCAACAACACGGAGTGCTTGTGTCTTGAATTGCTGAATCGTCTCAACTGGCACAATAAGAACTCGCTTAGTGTCAACGCCACGAGAAGTAAGAATCTCTTTAGTTACTGATCCTTCAGATTCAAACACGATGCTCAATGCTTTATCGTTTGTGTCGAGAAAGTTCTTGATAATACCGAGAGCGAAGAATGTCTTACCGGTTGCTTCTTCACCTGCAAGTGCGCTAATCTTATTTGCAGGAATACCCCTGAAAATGCTTCCTGAATATAGAGCGTTTAGCGCATAAGATCCTGTGTCGATGAAACCGACTACATCAGCAGAAGTACCTTCGTCTGCGACGGCAGCATATTCGTTTTCTAGTACCTTGAGTACGTCTGTAAAGGGGTTATTCTTTGCCATAATGTCTCCTAAAAAATCTGAGAATTAATCATATCACACTCTACATCTTGGTTCAAAGAAATCGACTTATCCTTTTTACTCAAAACATCAGAGTTATTGTCAATCCAACTTATGGTAGGGCTTTCTGAATATCCATTCTCGAAAATATACCACGCATAAACCATCATGCCGGTATTATATTTACCATCTTCTCGCAGTTCCTCTCCCAACATTGGATAACGAGTGAATACATAGACTGTTTTCAAACCATACGTTTTGTCCATGTATATCTCGTCATGTCGTTTCTTTCCATGTAAGTATGATAGTGGTAACAGCATCGCAAACTTTTTTGTCGCCACATATTTTGCCTTTCGTATGAACTCATGTGCTAGGGAGAATGGTGGGTTTGTTACTATGTAATCGTAAGTCTGGGTTTCGGTTAAAAAATCTTTTTCTATGTCGTATGCCACAATAGATGACTTCGACCAATACTTCGACAACACTTTTACGATGGCACCAGATCCTTGAGCAGGCTCACAAACAACACCGCTGTGATTAAACTCCTCTCTAGCTAAAAGATGCTGTGTTATTGAATATGGGGTTTCATAAAAGTCTGACGCTTTTCTTTTGCCCGATGCATTATTAGCACTGAAGTTTTTGCCCTTTTTGCTCATAGATCATCAAAGCTCATGGTTTTTTTGGTTGACCAATTTATTGCATCCAAAATGATTTTGAGTGGGTCTAAGAAAGTTTTTTCAAACTGCAACTCATAGTCCACATACTTGTGGAGATTCAACTCTGGCGGCAAACCATCTTCGCTCATCGTTATGACATTTTGCTGAATATGATTCGGCGTTTTCAAGTACAAGAATTTTATCTTATCACCTTCTTGGATGCAAGGGTATTTCTTCTCCATCTTCTTTTCTTTCACTAGCTTGTTATACACGAGTGCGCCGCGTACATGGATCGGTGTGCCTTTGCCATAAACAGTTTTGCTATCTGAGTATGTTGAGAGTCCGTTACAGCCACGGGGAAATGCAATCATCTCTGGCGGCAACAACTTAAACTCACTCTTGAACGTGTCGATGTATGTGTACAAATCAGTTTGAGTTTTCGTGAGAATCAATTTGACGGCGTCTTTAATTTTTGAGCGGCAAACCTCTGGCGTTGACGACTTGACCGCTTCAATACCTTGGATTTTGAGTTTCGGCGTCTCATAACGAACGCCCTCATTATCATACACGTTTAGGATATATCGCTTCTTTGCAGTCCAAATTGCCTTATCTGCGATTGACTCACGCTTCATGATCATCTTCTGCGAACGAGCGTTCAAGTATTCTCTAAGATTCTTACATGAACTGTCGATGACGGATTGTATTTTTGTGTTTGCAACTTTGTCTAAGAAATCGACAACTTTGCTCTTATCATCAGGCAACTTGTCTTTGTATGCAAGATCAACAAGCGACTTGAGATTCAAGTAAATCGAGTCGGTATCAATCGCAATAACGTAGTCAGCATCTTTTGAGTTGAGCAGCTTGTTGAGATATGCGTTGATGTCTTTTGCTAGCCACTGAATGACTAACTGACCAGAGAGTGTAACAGCTTCGGCAAGTCTAGTATCGTAGAAACGAAAGTATTGATTGCCCATCGCACCGTATGCAGAGTTGAGCTGAATTTTTTTTGTTAGCTGGAAGTTATGATACTTTGATATGTCGAATGAGAGCTTTCGGGCGTATGCTTTTAACTCAGCATCAGATAATTTCGAGAGGTCTTGCATGACGATATAATTACACAAATGCTAGTATGATGTCATCTTTATTTTCACTTATTTCTGAGTATGGCATACACTTAACACCAGTAGATTCAAAAATGGCATCTGCACCTTCCATACTGGTTTTGTATCTCTCAGTAGTGTTTCTATGTAAGTATATAAGATGAGAAATTCCAGATTGAGCAATAGTCTTGGCACAATCTGAACATGGATACCAAGTCAAATACATCGTACATTTTTTCACACTTTCGGACGCATGGAGTATTGCGTTGGGCTCGGAGTGAACAACGTACATGTACTTATTTTCAAGAGGGTCTTGAGAGTCTTTGCCCCACGGAAACAAAGAGTCATTATTCAACCAAGACTTCACGTTTGGCATGCCGTTCCATCCAATGCCAATCACCCTACTGTCTGGCGTAACAATACACGATCCCACTTTTGTGCTTGGGTCTTTGCTTCTCTTTGAAGCGAGTATTGCTATGCCCATGAAGTATTGATGCCAAGATATGTGTGTGTTCATAGTGAGTCAAAACCACACTTTTTTGTGAAGATGTTCAATATGTCTCTCAGATGCTCTCCTGCGACCAGAGGCATCAACAATTCAGTTTTGCCACCGAAGGTGAAATCTTGAACATTCTCGGACAATATACTATTCCTAGAGCAATATCTCTTTAGCTCCTTCTCAAGCTCTTCTATTTCTCTCTTCTCACCTTTTCTAGGTTGGCATAACCAGCCAACAAACTCCCAAGTGTCAGAATACTGGCGAAAACGATCTTCGATATTTGGCTTGCCGGTAATTCCCAACTTTATTCTACACTCACCTGTGATCTTATTCTTGAATACAGCAAGATATAGGTAGCTATATTGAACAGCAGAGTTTGTGACTAGCCCTCTATCAATAAAATGATGGTATCTGCGCTCATGTCTTGCGGGGCGACCTACATACGAAGTTTCTATAAACACCAATTTCGTGTCGCTAGTGATTGGTTGTTTCATGTCAACTAGAAACTCTTGAAACTCAACATTTGGCATATTCATACTTTTGAGCACTTCATACACACGCTTTATTTTAGTTCGATTTATCTTTACAATTTTGGCTAGTCTGCGATTTTGCTCTAACTCTAGCTGTTCAATGGTTATCATCATATACCTCGACGATGAAGCTCTTCTTTCACTAACTCAAGCTCTTTCTGGGCATCGAGCATCTTGTTTTTATAGCTCTTACGGTCTTCATACATTCGCATGAGAATGTCTGGCAAAAAGCCAGTTCTATCATTAGAGAAGCAATGACCATTTGCCGCAAGACCTATATTATCGTTTTTGATATCCGATGTGTCCACCTCTTTCGACAAAAGAGACTTTACAGAAACATGACGATACTTGTCGGTGAGTATACACTCAGGTGATATATTGAATTGTGATATTAGATTCGGATACAGAGAGTTTAAGTCAAACGATACGACCCACTCGTACATTCCAGGACGAACCTCTTTCACATATGCGCCGGCATACTCAGCATCTTTGTCATTCTCATTCAGTCTTGGCAAAACTATATTTTTTTGCTTGAGGTGATTGTATATGATTGTATCCCACATTCTCACCTGAGCAAATACATCGGTGAAGTTTACTCGGGCATCATAAGCGAGAGACACACTCATTTCTATCAGCTTCAGCTTCTCTTCGAGTTTGTGAATAAGCTCTACGTCTTTGATGTTATACTCGATGAATTTTTGATAGTTGCTTCGATACAACTCGTGGAGTGAGCCGTATTCTTCGTAAGATAACTTCTTCTCACCAAGCTCGACATAAGCGATGTAGTTTAGCTTCTCGCTTTCTTGCTTTGGCTGAAACTTACGATACATCTCCATATAATCGAGAGTTGATATTCCGACAAGCTCGACGGCGGTCTGGTGACGACCCTTATAGTAGGCTTTGCGGGTTGAAAGATATTTCCATGGCGAAAGTCGCTTTGCTTCTTTGTCGCCGAAAACTTTTGAGATTCGATTAACAAGATATGGAATATCGTAAAACTGAATGTTCCATCCCGTTATGATGTCTGGAGCGATGTGTTCCCAATGCTCAAGAAACTTCTGAAGCAATTCAGCTTCATTCTTACATTTGATATACTTTACGTCAGACCGGTCTGTAACAAAATCTCCACAACCGAATACAACATAAGTGCCGCGGGTCTCAAGGGTTATTGCAATAACTTCTTCTGTGGGATTTTCCGGAGGGGCGAACCCGTTCTCTGAAGCAACCTCAATATCGATGTTTGATGTAACTATCTCGGCAAAATCATAATCAATGATGGTAGGAAACTTATCACCCAGATACACATAGTGATACTTTGTATTGCCATAATAGACAAAATTGTCTACCTGTTCATAACGACGAACAAACTCTTTTGCTTCGTTGATGTCAGCAAACTTAATCGTATCGACATTACGACCATCAAGCGTCTTGAACTTAGACGGCTTATTCGATGGTAGAAACAGCGTAGGCTGAACAGTAAACTTCTCAGTCACTCTATTGCCGTTTTTGACGCCGCGGTAGAGTATGTTGTTGCCTATGCAGGCACAATTAGTATAAAAATCGCCGTTTGACATAATACACAGAATGACACATTATTAGCGATGTGTCAATTTATCAGAACGTTTGGATTCCGCTATTTGGGAGGATGAGACGACTGCCGAACATTGTGTTGTACTTAGTTACAACCTCGGCCACCGGAGCATACTGACACAAAATGTGCTCACGATTGATATGCACAGCCTTGTCGCTAGATAATGGGTTAAATGGCGCCATCAATACGTCTACGTTGCCTGTTTGTGGGTTACGCATAGCACTGATCACTGTGGGATTTTCGATCTGAACTTGATTGATATTAAGATCGCTGTCTGTTATTGTCTGCGTTTCTCCTAATATCTCTTCGCCTGTTAGTAGCCTTGTAATTAATATGCTCATACTATTCACTCAAAAATAATTCCCGTTCAGCCTTTCTTCTGCGGGTAAGTCCAGGCAATCTCTCGCCCTTTGCTTTGTCCCACTTCAAAAATTCATCAGCAGCTTCGTCTATCAATCCTGCGTTCAATTTCTTTAGCAACGTGGATTTTTGTAAACTTCCTATACCTAGATTATACACGAAAGATGATATGGCATCAAATTGTTTTTGTGTCAATTCGACTGAGACGCAACGATTGATTCCATCTTCAAACTTCTTCAAATCTTCTTCCAAAAGTACATCAGCTTCTTCTGTGGTTATTTTTGCGCCGGAGTGAATGTTCTTGCCATTCATTTTTGTGGTTCCATAACCAATAGTCCATACGCCGGCCGGGCAGAGATATGCCGTGGCTCGAAAGCCCTCAAACTCTTTTATCAAATTCTTTCCTGAAGTTCCAGTTTTCTTAGCCATGTTTGATGCTCAAATCTATAGGACTACAAGTCATAAAGTAGTGAGTTCCTAGGTTAGCCAAAACAAATTCATATGCAAAATTTGTTGGCTCGTAGTTATCTGTACATATCGAAGCATTACAAAAGATAGATCCAGGGATTGCCTCGCTCTTGTAATAACCGTTACCACTATGTATATGCCCAAAA